GAAACTTTTGTTTTTATGAAGAGCTAGATTATCATATTCAAATCTACCTTTACATTTAGACTTACCTTTCTCGTCCACAGCAATATAATTATTTACATCACCTAGTACAAGTTTAGAATAAGTGTTATGTTCTAGTTCAAGACTAGTCATCTTCTCCCATATCTTACAGATCTCCATGTATTTGTCTACATATTCTCTAGGAATCATAGTCTCAAGACCATCTGTGTTTTGCATTAATGGTATTGCACCTGGTATACCTTCACAAATCATCTCATACAACATAGTCAAACTTAGCTGACCATTAATAGTAATACTCATTGTAAACTGCGGGTCATATAGGAAACTATTCTCATCATTACTTAACCCATAGGTTGAGTTTAGAATAATCTTATAGACATAGTTTCTTGGATCACTCTTAGGTATTATTCTTCTTTCATCAAAGAACCATTCATACTGTTCACAGAATTCTACTTTAGGTAAATGTGCCGGAGCCCAACCATTTCTAATAGCTAGATTAGGATAATAACTAACAACATCTGAAGTCATGATAACCATATCAGCATTAGAGTTGTATACTTTACTAGCTCTAGCACCATGCATACCACCAAGACCGTAATCAGTCTTTACTCCTTTGTATTGTACAGAATACTTAAAACTACCTTTAGTTTCTCCAGGATAGAGAACTACTTCTTGAAATTTTGCTAAAAGTCTTTGAAATGTAGCTGTCTCAAAACTAATATAAGGAAGAATGATATCCTTAAATATGATCTGATTTCTATGAGTTCTCATATTTCTCAAATCATATTTTTTAATTCCCGACTTTTTACTCAAGAAATGTAGAAATAATTCTTTTGCAATTCTTGGCTCAGAAGCTGAGAATAAATTAATACTATATTCTTCAGTCAATTTTCTTCTAAGTTCAATCTGTTCTTTACTAAGAAACATAATTGCTTTAGTAGACTTGACATCATTAATACAATATTTAATAATATCTGGAATCTGTTCTTGAGTTATCTCAGTAGAGTGATGGATGGGCATATCAATTATGTTCTTCCAGTCCATAGTATACTGAATCCACTTTAATGAACTTCTCTTAGCTGGATTATCCCAATGGTTAAGCTTGAATACATCTACCTGGTTTATATGCATATCCCGGGCAGAAAACTCTGCAAATTCTCCATTACTTTGTCTATTAATAGTTTCTTGTGCTCTATTATATAAAAACTTTGCAACAGTCTCCCCGTCATGCATCATCAGTGTTTCACTATTCCGGATGATATGTTCAGTAATCTGACTGTCAAAGCTCAGACCATTAAAACTAACATGCCATTCATTGTTAAGTGAATTACTCTTTAGAAATAAGACCAAGTCTTCTATATCATTTCTTGATTTGTGACAGACAAATATTCTCTGTTCTTCAGATTTTATGTCTTCAAATACTCCTATGAAACAATTACTAAGAGTTTCATAGTCCATTACCCAATGTGTTCTCATTCTCTTACTTTTTTAAATAAACCTTCATGAATTGGATCAAGTAGTTTTCTTGTAGCTAATTCTATTTTTACTACTCTAGGCATTACTGGTTTACAGTCTGCACAATGTGTTACCATCTCAAAATGATTACGTGAACAACATTGACATGCAATAGGAAAATAATAATAGGTTCTTGTTAGTTGGTTTTGTGTTTTACATATATCACACCGACCATATTCCATGTCACCCATAATAATTGTGTTCAGTTAAGCTGTTCCCCCATTTAAGTTAATAAAAAAAAGAGGGTGCTTGGTACCCACCCTCTTTTCATTCAGGCTCCAATCATTTATGCCTCAGTTGCAGCTGGGGTCATAAACTTCTTGTAATCAAACTTTGGATTAACACTTACAAGTTTGATTAATTCTTCAATTGCAGTAGCATCTTCTACATAGAATTCTTGAAACACTTCTATTTTATGTCTCTCTTGCTTCATGCCTTTGGCTCCTGCAATAGGTTGACCATAATCATCAAGCTTAGGTAACATGTGTAAAGAAGTTTTTCTAATTTTTGAAATCACCACAAAGACTTTAGTCTCCGGATCAAAAATACATTCTACATAGGGACATGATTCTACTACAGGAATCAATCTAAAAGTTTTCTTGTCTTGCCATGTGGCTTCAACAAGCATCATTGATTTTTCACTCATTTTTTGTTGGTTTTAATTTGACAAAGTTATTTAATAATTTTAATGTTTTCCAAATCTGCAACCTCAATAACTAACATTTCTTTATTTAAGTCTGGTTTATCACATAATTCACCAACAGATTGGAGCATATCAATGTCTACTTGAAGAATTCTTGCATATGTTTCAAAATGTTTTTCAGGAAACAAATAACTCTCTACATAGGCATAGTTGCCACTTCTCTTATCAAAAAATTCTAAAATTTTGCGCTTTGTTTTAATATTAATTTTACTGTATTTTCCATTTATAAAATTCATCCAATCATCCTCTAAATCAGAAAAATTAAATACTACAACTAGATTTTCATCATCCACCTTTACAAAATCTACCAATCTATTATGTTGGAGAAGAACATTTTTTTCAAATTGTAAATATTCTAAATCTGTTCTAGGTGTATAAATACATACTAGTTTCATATCCTCAGAGTTAACTTTTTCATTCCAAGACAAATAAGTCTCTCTTGGAATTACACTTGTTCCTCTTTTAATGCCCAAGAGCGGATATAAAAATATCTTGGACTTCTGAAAGTACTTCTTATAAAGCGCATCAATTACCATAAGTTCTACAATTTTATGTTACCAACTGCTAGGTCATATGGTAAGTCAAATCTCTTGTTCTCATAGTGCCATGCAGCAATCCTAAGAACTTCTCTGAAATCATTCTTCCATTGTGACATAGATTCTTGTGACACTTGAAATGGATATACTAAGTTATATTTATCAATTACAATAAAAGTAACTTGTACTCTCCATTGGTGTCTGTCTGGCTCATCTTTCAAGAACTTTTCTGCAGCTAGTACAAAATATATAACAGCTTGTATCCAATATTTGTAGTATTCCACAGCTTCAGGAAAATCCTGAATAGACTTACCAGTTGTCTTTAAGTCATTGACAAAGATTGTTTTACTACTTTTATCAATAACTACATTGTCAAGAAACCCATGAAGGCCAAAAGGTAATCTCTCATGATCCATTTTAATGTACAACTCTTGAAACACTTCGATGTGATCATCTTCCTCAGTTTTGTCTAGCTGTAATAAAGATCTGATGTCTTTGTTACTTTTTAGTATCTCTACCTGTGCTTTGCAGCCATCCAAAGTAGGTTGATCTACTACTGTTTTGTCTAAACTTGCTTTGAGGAATTCAAAATACTCCTTGTTCTCTTCAGTGAGAATCTTTTCCAATCTTTGAGCATCTGTTTTAAGTGCCTGATAAAGATTTGCTGTAAGTAGTTGTGTGAGTATATCTGGTGAGTAGTCTTCCAAAAGTAATGAATTATTTCCAATACTACAGTGAATTCTAAAAATATTATCAATAATTTTTCTTTGACTGTCTGTAGGAAATTTACCCGGCATGGTTATAAACTTGTCATTATAGGCATCTGGTTCAAACAAAAGACAGTGTAGGACGCTCCCTCCTACAAGGTGAGCATCCTTACTGTCTTCCCGCTGGTTGAGCACATAATGATTGTAAAAAGCAGCGGGTGAATAAAGTAATTTATTCAACCCACTGTAACTGAAGTAAAACTTCTTTTTGTAAAATCTCTCTAGTTCATCAGAACCACTCAAAGTCATCTGTGTCATTTGTCTCTTCTGTTTGATTGTTATTTAATTCTTCTTCAGGGTCCTCCAGAGTTTTATTTGTTTCAGATCCGGAAACATTTTCTGACTGTTCTAATTCTATTAACTCTGACTTATGTTCATTTCTATCAATTCTACCAAATGCAGTTGCTATGTCTCCATCAGAGAATTCTAGACTTACAACATCATCCATAATGTCATCAGCCACCCCCGCCACCCCTGGCATTGAGTTTAGATCATCTAGATTACCATGAAGTTCAATTTCCTCATCATCTTCTATAGTAGCACCTTCCGGAACAAAGTCTTCAAGTTTGTTATATACATAGTTTGTATTCAACAAAGCAAGAGTTTCTTCAGACACTGTCACGGTTTTTACTTTAAAGAAATCAGAGTTACCACTACTTTCAATTTCATGAGCATAATTGTCCATAATGATATTTATTTTCTCTGTATCAAGGACGCCCTTGTCAATTAGAGACTTCATAATACCATCAATACTTGTAGCCAATCCATTGTCTTTACCAAGATAACTTACTAAGGACTTGAAGTTTACATGTTTTTTTGTAGGACAACTATAAATCCTTTCAGAGTAATCTTTGAACAACATTTCTAAATATAAGAGACTATCTATATAGTTAGAATTAGCCATAATCTCCATTGCCAAAATATGATTATCATTATCTGAGCTCTTAAACATGTCTGATAATTGTCCAAACATTACTGAATCTATGATAACTGCATCTGGACCATTAATATACTTTAATAACTTAGCCTCATCATAAATTGTAAGAGTAGTAACTGCAGGAAAATAAGATTTGAACATATCATTTACAGCATAGAAGGATCTAGAATTACTAATAGAAGTTACAAGTCCAGGAATATTAGTTCTTGCTACAAGAAATGGATACTCATTTCTAATTTCACTAGAAGAAGAATAATCCATATAAACATACTTCTCTTGATAGAATTCTAATGCTGTTTCTATGTTTTCAATATAGTACTCATCCATAAACTCTTTTACAGATTCAAACATCTGTACAAAATGAGCTGTCTTCATTCTGTATAACCAACGGTGATCAGAAATTTTATGCACAGTATTTCTACTAGCAAAGATATGTGTAGCATCATCTATGTTTCTGATAGATTTAATACCATGTTCTATGGTTAAATCTTTTAGTTTTACCCGGGGAATATTTACCCCAGGTAGAAAATACAATTTGTCTCCTTTAGTAGGGACATAATCATCATCTGAAATTGTAAAGTTAGTTTTACTATTAGCTTCATCACCAAAAATTGTATCAACTTTTATACTTACTTCTGAGGTATTAGCTTCAATTTCAAAGAACAAATAATTTTTCATTGTCTTAAGTTTAATAAGGGGAGTTTTACCTCCCCCTATGTTTGTTTTTAATTATAAGTATGTTAAATTAAAAGGGGAAAACCCTTTATGTTTCAATTACTTGACAGCCATCTTCACCACGTCTGGATTCATCATTAGTTGTGAAAACTTAACTTTGTTTCCATTTACAATCTCTTTAACCATATAATATCTAAGGTCATTTGTAAATGCTTCACAATCTGTAGTAAGTTTAGCTATCCTATCAATAATAGGTTTAGCAATGGCTCCTTTATCTGCAAGTGTTAATGAATAGTTGATTATCCTTGTTGCAATTACACTAGAAATATCAGCACGGAAATCATCATCTTTACCAACTGCATTAGTCAAGGAATTCATTACATACTGCTCATCTTTAGTCAAGATGTCATCAGGACTGATTATTCTATCTAGTTTGTTATTGATGAACATAGTAAACATTGAACTAAAATCTACACCAACAGAACCTTCACCAATCATTTGAATCAAAGGTAAATTATCTTCAAACTTAGGAATAGAACTAATACCATTAAAGAATGTAGTAATAGATCTTGGATTAACTCTTTGGCTAACTAACTCTGGGTGCATCAACATAAAGTTAATACATCTACCATCTATGTTTGCTTTCTCTGCCCACTTAGCCCATACATCAGAATCATACTTCAACTCAACAGAGATAAATCTAGTCTTTTGAGCTACGTCAAGACTGGTTACATTATAGTCACCATTGTCTGGATTTGTAGTCAAAATAACATGCCAATTCTTAGGTAACTTCCAAGAGACATATTCTTGTCTATCCAAAATCTCCATAGTTGCTTGCATAAATCTTTGATCAGCACGAGTATAATCATCAAGAATCAAGAAACCACCTTCACCTTTACCTTGAATCCACTCAGGAGCAGCATGTGACATCCTTTTATCTACCACTTTAAAACCTTTATGTAGTGCTGCATTTACTTGTGCTTCACCAATCCATTTAGTTTTACCCTCAGCATTTTGTATTTGAAATTCTTTTACAGGAAACCCAACCAAGTCACCTAATTCTTCTAACTGAGATAAATTAAGCTTTACAACATCCATTTGTAATTCTTTACCTAACTGCATGATAGCAGAAGTTTTACCCAAACCGGCATCACCTTCAATATTAATAGCCACAGGAACTTTTCCTTCAGACTGAATGTGTTGGTTATTCTTAACCATGTGTTTAATGAAATTCTTTAACTCATCAACATTTAATTGTACTTGGCTCATACTCTTTTTTTTATAGTTCTAATTTAATTACTTTACCTGGCAATCTATCATTCATGCTTGATCTCTCGGACAAGACCCAAAGAACATTTCCTTTTGGTCTTACACTTGTATAACATTCACCATCAGTAAAATACACCAGGCTTGTATATTTCTTCAGGTTTTCATTAAAATATTCTAGGACGGGATCAAATTCAGTCCCACCTCTTCCTCTCACATTCATTTCAAATTTACCTTTGTAAGGTTCAATTGAATTGATTCTTGTATCACACTGCACAATAGTAATATCAACACCACATTTATAAATATGGTAGATTTCACTCATGAACTCTTTAAGTTCAGCATCACTAACAGATCCTGAAGTATCTATAGCCAACAACATATGTTGCCTCATTTTTACTTTAAGACCAGGATTTGCTTCAAATCTGCGGTTCTCTTTTCTCCTAATTTTCTTGGTAAATACTTTTGTACTTACACCAGTAAATCTTCTAATAAAGCCTCTCCAATCAAATTTAGGTGGAACTACTTCTTCTACAATAATAACTCCTTCAATTTCCCCGGGAACAGTACCTCTTTTCTTGATAGTTTGCTCTTTAGCATCAGTAAGAACTTTTTGTAACTGCTTATCAATCAATTTCTGTTCTGCCTCAGTAAGATTTTCAAAGTCTTCCCATGTACTATGATCAGGAACATCTCCTTCTTCAATGTCATCTAAGAGATCATCCATTGCTTGATTACCACAAGTACCATTCTTATCTTTTTCATCCTTAAGTTCCTTAAGTTTGTCATAATAATATCTGGCACCGGCTTTTAAATCAAGATTAAGATCAGCATAGTCTTCAATCATGATACCTCTAGGAGGAATCTTTCTTGCAATCTCCATAATTTCATCTAATGGAGCATCTCTTTCTCTTGCTTCAAGAATTTCAAGCTTTACTTGTTCTTTAATAGCATCAACTTCTTCTTTGGTATACTCCCCGCCAGGCAACCAGTTTCTATCAATATACTGATTGATTTCCATGTCCATTGCAACATTGGCTAGCTTCTTATCAGTAAACTTAAAGAATGTTGTAAGATGTCCAAAAGCAATATGAAGTAACTCATGCTTCAATAAACCAAGTCTGTGATCTTCACTAAGACCTTCCCAAAACTCCGGATTAATAGTAAGCTGATAATTAATACCATTCTTACTAACACCAGCTGTAGGAACTCTTCTGCTATCCCATAACTTATTCAACATAATGAGAAAGAACCCATAATAGGGCTCTTTCAGCATTAAGTCTTTACCTGTTTTACTTAGACTCTGTACCTTGTCCATTGTCTTTTAATTTAATGTTTATTTCAAAACTATCTGTTGGGTATCCAATTTGTTCCAACATGCTTGTCATATCTCTGACAAAATATTCCATAAATAACTCTACTGAAGTCTTAGAGCCCCTCTGAGCTGTAATAAGACTAAGAGTTCTTGGACTACTAAGATTACTTTCTCCAACTATACTCACTAATTTACTGTGTATTTTCTTCCCAGCTTCAGACCAGTCAGATTTTGGTACACCCGAGAACTTGTACATTACAAGTAACTCTCCTATGTATTTATCTACATCAACATTCTTCAATGCCTGAAATGCTACAATATGATTCTCTCTATCAGAGGATTGTAACATGTTTAATAAATTTCTTGTTTCTTCTTTGTCAAAAATCATTTTTGCCATCAGTCTTCAATTTTTAAAGTTTTTAATGCCCACTCTTGTGGTTTACCACTTGCAATCATATCAGCCCATTCCTTTGCAGTAGGGATATAGTTGTTGCAATCCTCTTTGACATGCTGTTCTCCAACATATCTTACATATACATCTTTACCATCAGAGTTGGTAATAGTCATACCAAATCTTTGTTCACATTCAAATATACCTTCACTGTGGTGTCTGAACATTCTATGCATACTGTGTCCAATCCATGCTTTAGTTTCATCAAACCATTTATGAATTTCTAAATAGTCAGTAGGACAACCTCCAAACTTTTTAGCTGAGGATTTTGCATGTTGCCAAGGATGTGCCATTAGTCTTCTTCTGTTTTACTTAATAAATCTCCATCATGAAAAAAGTCTTCAGTCTCAGTAACTCTTACATGATTATTAATAATATATTTTCCTGAAGGAACACATATACATAAATCTCCAAAACCACCTTCATTATTCCACCAGTCTTCTATATCATTAAGAAGTTTTTCATCAGCAAATGATTCAATTTGGTAATAAAGATTTCCATCTAAATTTGTTAAAGTATATTCATTGTCCCAATCATTTATATTATCATTTACATCTTCTGGAGTATCACATTTTTCTGTTGTATATCCAATCCATTCTATGGCACCGGAGTCTCCTCCACCATCATATTTTACTTTAACACCTGTAATACCTAAATCAGCCAATTTGAATAAGACTGTTGTTAGTTCTACCTCTGTCATGATTATTTGCTTTCTACAATGTTATACACACCTTCAATCATACCCCACGATGATTGCTCTTGAAATCTATATGTTTCAGCTACATCATTAGAATCCATTGGTCTTGTTAAATACCAAATTTCTGCTTCTTTCCAAGTTACATTTACTAACTTTCTTCCTTTAGGTAGATCAATTGTTCCTTCACCACCCCAAGTTTTTACTCTTGAATTTTCAGTACATGCTGTTAAAGTCAAGGCTACTAAGCCAAGACAAATAAATAGTTTTTTCATAATTACTTTGTTTTGTAGAACCTTCCTAGAATGTTCCCGTTTAAGAATTCATCTTTTTCAAGCACCTCATATTGAAACTGGTGCTTTACTTCTTGATATGTCAGCTCCATCTGAGTAGAACAAATCACAAGAATTTCTCTTTTGATTGGTATTCCAGCTTTGTGAGCTTCCTTTAGAATCTTATTACTACTGTAATAGTTCATGAAGTCTGGTTTTAACTCCCTTTTGTACTTTTTAAGTCTCTTGTCCGTGGACATTGCTAGAGCTTTTTTACCAAGAGGTCTCTTTACATTAGCAAAGAAGTTCTTCTTACCAATGTATGCAACAGCCTTACCATCAATGATAGCAGTCATCATATACACAAAGCCAACATACCCTTGAGGTATATCACCTTCTTCAAACTTTTTTCCTAGATGTAGCCAGTCACTTTTCATGTCTTATCTGTATTAGTTGATTAGTAACTTCAGCTAACTCAAAATTAAGCATAACATTTTCTTTCTTGAGCTCTCCCACTTGTTCTTCTAAGAGTTCATTTTGTGCTTCAAGTGTGGATATTTCTTCTTTAAGATCTCTTATTTCATCATTTACATCTTTCAATTCTCTCTCAATTTCTGCTCTTACATCTCCAAAATAACTATTTGTATAATCAAGATGCCTTTCAACCTCATTCATTAATCTTTCTAAACTCATAATGCTTGTTTTAATAATGGGAGTAATGCATTTCTTACAGGATCTACACCATGGAGTTTTAATGAATCAGATAAATCTTTCTCCATAGGGAGATTGATTGATTCTACTCCATAAGTTTTCTTATATTTTTCTGCAGACATTTTACCTGGATCATCATTGTCAAATAAAACAAACACCTTCTTATAATGCTTAATTGCTTTTTGCATATAATTAGGATGAATCATTGAATTTTCACTGTCTGGAGCAATTGATTCAGCATCAGTGATTTTTAGCTTTGTAAATGCCATCAAATCTTTTAATGATGAAGTAATTATAAGAAATTTCTTATCTCCTCTAAGTTGCTCACTACCTTGGACATAATCTTGAACTTTAATAAACTTATTATCTTTTATCTTAGGCTGATATATTTTATACAAGGTTCCGTCTTTTTTAAAATAACCATAGATATAGTTATTTGAAATTCTCATAGTACTTTGTATTCCTAAATTATCTTCTTTTGCCATTTCATAAAATGATAATGGAGCTACATTATAAAACTCAAGCATTTTTGATCCAATTCCAAAACCACTCCAATAATTTTGATCTAAGTTATTCCAATGTCTAATCTCATAATCAAAAACTCTGAATTTACTATGTGGTTTTATGCTTACAATAGGAGGTGGCTCATGAGTTTTTATATAGTCATTATAATCATCAATAATTTTAAAAGAGGCTCTATTCCTTTCAGGAAGATTAAATAAGTTTTTTACAAGATCTAATGCATCACCACCATGTCCGGAGGAAAAATCCTTATACTTGTAAGTATTCTTATTATCTACATAGATATACATAGACGGTACTTTATCAGAACTATTAAAAATAGATTTGATCTTGAGACTCTGTCCAGTAAGTTTTTCAGTAAGACCCAGATAAAACTCAAAAACCCATTCTTTGGGTATATCTTCTAATCTGGCTATTAAGTTTTTAGTAGATAGCATCTCTATAAAATAAAAATAGGGGGAACTGAATTCCCCCTATTATTGTTACAATAACTAGTCTAGGTTGAAATCAGTAGAAAGATTACTTGGAGATGAAAAATCATCATCATCACCAAATTTATTTACATCCTTAACTTCTAATTTTTTAAGATGCTTAGTTTCATCATAAGGAATAACTTTACCACCTTCAACTTCACCAAAACTATATTTTTTATTTTCTGCTTTAGGAAGCCACATGTCATAGTTAGTATAGTCATTCTTGTTAAGATATTCTTTACCTGCTACACAAAATTCAAGATACTTATCTTTGAATGGAGCATTTTTGCTAAATGCTACAACAAAATCTTCAATAGTTTCATGTTGACCATCTTGCTCAATAAACCAATCATTTATTCCAAGAGTTTTAGACAAACTCTGTAGAAAAATTAGAATTGATCTATCTCTCTGAATTTTAATACCAGACTTAGTTTCACCATCTGAATATGCATACTGACTTGCTTTGATTCTACCTATTTGACCGGCATAGTGACCAGCTTCTGGATTGTCTTTATCTAACATAAATCCTTCAAAACCTTCTATTGGTTCAGTTTCTACATGAAGAATCAAATGTTTAGCTCCTTCAATAAATCTAAAATCTTCTAGCTCTATGCTATTAATTTTTAATACATGATTGCCTGGAGCAATTGTTTTTGGTAAAGATGAGCTGCTACTTCCTGCACCCAAATCTGTTGTACTTAATCCCATTGTTTTTTATTTTTTAATTATTAAATGAATACTTTTTCCCATGAGGTTTTTAATTCCCCATCAATCAGTTCTGTAACTACTATCTCTTCATTACGTAAATGCTCTGGTCTTGCACCACAAGTAACCTCTTCATTAGTCTTAAAAGACAAAATAGTTTTGTTACCTTTTCTATACATATACCCAATGGCATCTGCATTAGCACAAATTAGAGTTTTTATTTTACCTGTCAAATCAATGTTTGCAGACATTACCATCTCCCCTTTATCATCTACCTGTTTGTCTTTAATGTGACCAGATAAAATAATTGTGGGTGCTAATGTATCAATAAAATCTAAAACTTGAAAGAATGCTTGACGAATATATAAATATCCTGCACCATTTGGTAATGTAATTACAGTATCACCATCAAAGTTTTTACCCATTGGTGTTGCTCTATAAAGTTTAACAGCCAAAGGCATAATCATCTCTTCTAATGCAGTTACAGTATCTACAGTAATAAACTTATAAGGCTTGCCTGCTTCTTTGATAGCTTTACCTGCTTCTAAAAGTTCTTGAAGATTAGTAATTTTTACTTTTAAAGCTTCTACATACTCAGTACCATTTTCCAAATCTAATATTAGATTGTCTTCAAGTCCCGCATATGCAGTTGTTTTACCTGTTTTAGGTTTAGAATAGATTACAATTCTTTTAGGATTTACTCTTTCTGCTTTTACTTTTTTAGTTGGAAGTACTATACTCATATTTCACTTTTTGTTTGTTTAATCAGATCATTTAACCAAGGCTTTGCACTTACTGGTTTCATCAGCATTATAGATGCAAAATCTAAAATTGTCATTTCAGATAATGGTGCATCTGCAATTTCATTATTTTGAATGTCAAGTTCTACTTCTGTTTTAGGAGCAAACTCTTCTTCAAAATCAGGAAATACACTAAGTGTTTTCTGTAATTGAGGTAGTTTGTTTTTCTCTCTTTTTTCTTCCTCTTTTCTTTTTTCATAAAGAGCATAAGAGATTTCATTACCATCAGGTAATACAACTAATAACTCACTTACTGACACAATATACACTGAATAGGAACTTCTTTCTCTAAGTTCATATTCTTCAGCATAAAAAGGATTAGCTTTAAACTTGAATAAAGGTCTGTCTTCAAACATGCTTACATAATCTAATTCATTTCCTTTATCATCTCTGATAACATCAATAAATTCCATGTAAATGTCTTCATTCTTTTTAAGCTCTCCTTCATAGAGTTGAATGTTTCTTCCAGTACGTCCTTTCTCAAAAAATGCCATTTTTAGAGTAAAATAAGGATTGGGAAGAAGTAGTTTTTTAAAGGTATTTGCATGATATGCAAAGTACTCTTTTTCTTTTTGTTTTCTGTCCATTTTTATTTTGTATTTATACTTTTTGCTTGAGCAGGTGGATTTATTTCAATTATCCGCATATTTGTTCTATCAAGTTTAAAGAAACTCATCTTAGTAACACCATTTCTTGATTTTAAGAAATGAAAAACAAGAATATCATCATCTTCAATAATATACTTATCAGGACCATAATGTCTTATTTTTCTTATAGAAGGTTTATTTATACCCAATACAACATCAGCATGTTGTAACAAAGCATCTGCTCCAAATAAATCAGAATCTAATACATAGTTACCATATTCACCATCTCTCTGTCTGTCAGGGGAATCAATATTCCTATTCAACTGACTTAACACTACAAATGCTACGGGATAATGTTTCTTCATATAAGTGAGTGCTTCACCTAATGCATAGAGCATCTCAAACTTATCCTTTTCTTGCCCTTTAGCTACTTTAAATAGTGCTGAGTGATCTATAGTGACAAGCATGTTAGTGTATTTTTTAACTGTGTTACCATCTTTATCTTTCACCATTACTGCCCGCTTCTCCATTTCATTATGAATGGTAGCACACATTACATCTACTGTACATGGATCATAAATAACTTCAACAATATCTCTATCCTTGGAGTTTTTATAAAGTTCAACACACTTATCAAATACGGCATCATCTAATGGTTCTGCCTTACTCATCAATGTATTGTAATCATAACCTGTATTCAGACTCAGCTTTCTGATACCATTGGTTTCATCAAGCATTTCAAACTGGAACTTAAGAACTGTAAATTCATGGTCTTTATTAAGTTTGATGATATCATCAATTAATTGCTCCATGAATAAAGTTTTTCCGGTACCAGGCCTAGCACCCACAACGGTGATAGTTCTCCACTCTAGTCCATCACAAAAGGCATCATTAAATTTGGGCCATGCACTTTTCAATGATTTTAAACGTCCTTTTCTTCTAGCTTCAATCTTATAGATAGCTTTTTTGAGAGCATCTCTCTCACTGACCGGTATCAAAGGTGCCGCCCCATTAAATAAATTTGCCATAATGTTAATCTACTATTTCTTTAAAATAATTTAATTCTGTGTCTTCAGAACTATTTAAAAACTCACAATAAGTTGCTAAATCTGAATCCCAACTTTTGTCTACATTTTGTTTCCTTACAAAATATTGTGAAGTCCTCATGTAGTCATATCTTTGGATACTGTATTCATCAACATATCTTTGTGTTGCTTTTAAAATTGTTTCCCAAGTATAATTATAGTTTTCAAAAAACCATCTAAATGCATTTTCTAAACTTTTAGGGTTTACTCTTGCATATTTGCCACTAGATAGTTTTTTGTTTGGAAATATTTCATTGTACTTTTGAATATTTTCAATGAAATTGTTACCCATTATACTAATTGATGTTTTTTTCTTAGTTTTCCTAAAATATCCATCAATTTCTGTCATAAAGATAATGCTTTTTGAAGTAAGTTCCAAGTTTTCTGTGAGCCATTGATCCGTTTGCAGCTTTTTGCACTCAAGTGCTTTATTGACAAAATTTCCAACAACAGTTTTTTCTTTTATACAATGTAAAACATAAAAAGAATTTGGAGTCAGTCCTTCTCTAATTAGTTTGCTAAATATTTCCGTCATATCACCAAGTTATTAAAGTTCCAGAGTTTGTTTCTACTATAGAAGATATTTTATTAAATACATCCATACAATCCCATTTACCACCAGAATAAGCAGCAGAAGCAGGATGTTTAATATAAAACTTATAATTATTATCATTAGTAAGTTCAGACCATTCTTCAGCT